CGGCTCGTCTACGATTTTGATGTAGCTACGTTGCTCGACTACTATCGTGGCATATTCTCGTTTGCCGCTCTTCAGTCAATAACGGGCATCAACCAGAAGCAGCTCTCACACTATGCGAGCGGCTTGTCGAAGCCGCGCCATCAGCAGGTGGAGAAAATAAAGTCGGGATTGCGCCGACTTGCCAAGGATATTGAAATGGTCACTGTTTAATAAATTCAACACTGCCGCCAGACCATGCGGCATATAAAAGATCTATTTATTCCCTCGGTGCGTGACGCATCGGGGGATTTTTCATTTGCGTGTCTCCATGAAATTGGTTAACTTTGCAGCATCAAAATTTTAAAACATTTATATAGCGGTGGGAGTCTGTGAGGATTTCAGCCGCTTTTTTGATACAGGTGGCCATGCTTGAACTTTACAAAAGTCAGAACGACAACCGCAAGGAGTATTAATACGGATAGTAGTAGAATGGTATAAGCATAATGGCAAGAACCATACTTATCGCTACAATTATATACTCGGTGCGTTCCTTCATCTGCTTGCTGTGGCTGAACGTAGCCACGGCTATGCGGATAATCGTCATAGGCAGCGTAGTAATAACTACGAATGTGCTCACGAAAGCGATTATATTGCCGAGTATATTTAACATATTGGTAAGTTTGTTTCTTGATGCAAAGTTAGCGATTATATTGATAACTTGGTACCGTACAACGGGGTTTTTATCTCCATTTCTCTCCAATTCTCACAATATTGGAGAGTTTTTGCAAATATAAAGCCCGACCTCCATTTCTGACGGTCGGGCTTGCTGTGGTTGTCAAACTTGCTCTATGATAGGGACAGCAGTTCGCGTCCTATTTTGTGCAATCCGTTTATTATGCGCTCGCGCTGCTGCGTGCGAGCCTTCTTCAGTCCGTTGGCGTAGTGGCTCAGTTGTCGTTCGTTTACTCCGGATGCTCGCGAAATGGCTGCAAGCGAGGCGTAGCGCTCGCACGATCGTATGAGCGCAGCTGTGTCGAGGTGATAGACCAGCTCGTAATCGCCGTCGGCGAGCCATTGCGGTATCTCGTCGCCGTCGGCTTCAATCCCTTCAAGGTGAAACCGAAGTGTTTCGGGCACTTCCTTCTGTAGCTCGTCATAGGTTTTGGCAGTTATGACGATGGCTCCTGGTACGTTGTCTGATAATGTGGCTCCAAAATTATGGTCGCACCATCTTACTTCTACTATAATCTTTTCCATATCAATATAGGTGTTAGTTGTCTTTTTAGTCAAACCTCGGAGAGGGGCGGGGCTTATCGCCACCCCGCCTGCTTCCAAATGCTGTTCAGAAGAAATTGGCTAAGCACCTCGCTCTTCTGCCCTCTTACCGTCACCTTACCTGGCTTATCCGGATGTTTGAATTGTTTGTGGTCGCCTTTCTCGGCTATTTTCACCCATCCGTCTCGCTCCAGCAGCTTGATGACTTCAGATACTTTGTACTTTTTCATATCAAAGAGCTTTTGTTTGACAATACAAAGGTAGTAAAAATAATACTAACATGCAAATTCTCCGCCGTAAAAGTATTAATAATAATACTTTATTTCCCAATTCCTCGCAATTCTTCAAAAATTCCTCGCAAATTCCTTGCACGTTTCAATCTTATTATCTACCTTTGCCATCGCTAAAATTCTCATGTGGAGCATTCCACATAAACAAAGGGCGAGACGATATGTTCAAGCCCAACCAACTTTTTCTAAACGTTGTGGGCTTATTTTTTTTGCCCATAACCTGCCGCATCGATACCGAGGGACATGCGCCCTTTGTTTATGTGGAGCATTCCACATTGTGTGGAGATGCAGATAGACAGAATACGGCGGTTCGCCTTCCACGTGTTTTTTTGCCCTTTGTGGTGGATAACATGAGAGTTTTAGCAGACGAGGAAGTGCGAGCCGCTTTTTTCGTACCCCTACGTCAACCCGTGCCGGGCGGTTCCCGGCAATAAGGCTAAAACTCTCATAATTATGCAAACATCTGCATCTATCCAGCGCACCGCTCAACTGCGCCCGTTTAGCATCAGCACCGCCTCCGTTAAGGCGTGGCTCAACGGAAAGAGCAAGTTCTACACCACAATCTGCGAGTTCGAGGTGACACGCCGCGAGGTTCTGCGCGTTCACGCAGCCCTTCTGTCTCTCGGCGCAGGTGCCATCAGCGCAGAGAGCAGCATCCTCGCCGCCCTCTGCTGTGTAGTCCTCTCGGGCTACAACGTCTACAAGTTAAACCAGGAAGAGAAAGGAGGCAAAGCATGATAACAATAGATTGTAATCCCGTACGAGTATTGCTTGACAAGGAGAACTTAGCGAACAAGATAGATCTGCTCCGCGACACCATCGAGCGCCTGCTCGAGGAGACGGCGGAGATTAGCGACACGGTAGAGCTTGTCGATACCGCCGACCTCATGCGCAACCTTAACGAGCTGCGCCGACAGCTAAACGAAGTTTTAAAAGCACAATAAGCAGAAAGGAGAATGTTATGGAGACAACAAACAGAACAGATAGAGACGAGAACGAAGTACGCCGCGCTGAAGCTATCATTACCGTTATGGATGCTTACCTTGCTTCGCGATCACCGGAGCCTGGCAAATCTCAGCTTGGCGAGGAGTACACGGCGGAGTATAAGACAACGGAGGAGATAGCCGACGAGCTGCACAGCATCATGCCAATACACCCAATGGATATAGTGCTATACCTACAGGGCGAAGGCTACGAACTGAAGACCGCTGAGGACGGTACGCTACGGTGGGAGCTCTGGCGCGATATGCACTACATGCTATAAAATAGAGCCATAAGATAAAATACATTTTTTTACATTTTTCGCTTGCGGCGCATTCTATGTGAATAGGGTGCGCCGTTTTTGTATTCTTACGTGTCGCGAGCTTGTTATATCTTTGCCGTTGCAAACCAATAACAAGCATTTATGATCACTCTTCTTCAGTCGCTACCCGCAACATGTTTCTCTTCGTGCATCCCCGACGTGATATATTCGTTCACTCCCTCCAGTGGCGACATCGACGACGCCAGCCGAATAGGCACCACCGTCACCATTACCATCGACGGCAAGGAGATATTCTCAGAACGTTTCTTCCCAATCGACGGCAAGATAACACTCGCAGAGCTCGACCGCCTGCTCACTCCGTATGCTCGTCAGAACTTGAGCATCAACCTCACCATCAAGATCGAAGAAGATGACTACGCTTGGAGTGATGATGGCGGTACTGCCACCATCTCGTCGAAGATCATATACTGCGAGGCAGATATCAACACTCCTGCTACCGACTTCATCAACACGCATTTTCTCACGATGTTAGATGGCGAGAAGCAGACCGCACTAAACCGCTTAGAATACCTACACTACATCGGCACTGACATTGCCTCTGTCGTCGCAGAATATGACGACGGCACGACAAAGACCTTCAAGCTCTCGCCAGTTGGTGGCAATAGTCGCTATACTACGATTGATGTTACTCCGAGCAAGTTCGTTAGCGATACTGATAGTTGTTTATTAGGTTTTTGGGTTCAGGCTGGGCAGCGCAAGTTCCGGTTCTCTATCGATTTAGACGAACCTGACTGCGCTCCCATTCTGGTTTTCGAGAACTCGTTCGGTTGCGACGAGCTGCTCTACTGCACGGGTACACACACCGTGGCACCTACCTATAAGCGTAGCCAGGGCTACATCGGCAAGTTTAACCGCAACTACGAGATAGCCGAGACACGCACCTTCAAGGCTGACACGGGCTTTCTCACGTTCGCAATGGCGAATTGGGCTGACGAGCTCTTCCGATCTAAGAGCATACATGTGGTGAACTTCAAGGACGGACACCCAAATGTAGGCAAAGAGGTCATTGTCACCGACTCAAAGTCGGAGTACAACAACAACGACGAGTCGATGCCACGCTTCACCTTCAGCTACCAGTATGCTCAGCGCAACCACAACGTGTTCGACACGCTGCGCTCCGGACGCATCTTTGACAACACCTTCGACAATACCTTTGAGTGATGGGCGCTATACACTTTGCTGACATGCTGCGCCTGCTCGATCAGGCTTATCAGCACCGCTCACTCGTCGACATCCATGCGTGGGAGGGTGGCACCGGCGAGTTGCTGCACTACAAGGGCTGGCTGGTGCACCACGTCAACTGGCGAGGTGGCTATGTGCGCCTGCGCAACCCTCGCAACCGCGCCATCAGAGCCTTGCCACAGATTTTTATCATACAAATTAATAACAAACGTGTTTACTTATGACCAATAGCAACACTCTTCTGCCAACATCGGCGCAGCCTGATGCCGAAGGCTTCCGCCGCTATCGCATAGCTCCGTCGGGCATAGGCTCGGCGGGGCAGAGCAACTCCGTGACTTCCGAGTATGGCTCCGACTCGAACACCATCTTCGACGATGACCGATTGCCGGGCAGTAATCTCGTGCGCCCAATCACCGTCGGCGGCAAGCAGTATAAGTACGTGCAGTGGGGCTACGACGACCAGCTGCCTTATCGTCTGCGCCGCGAGATAATGTCCAACATGATTACGGCGCAGTGCCAGCAGTTCAATATCGTGTCATGCTATGGTCAGGGCGTGCGCTTCGTCGACCGCAAGACAAAGCAAGATGTCTCCGATCCTGACATACTGCAGTTTTGCCTACGCAACTCGCTCCAGGAGGTATTCCTGGAGCAGGCTACGGATATGAAGTTCTACTCGTTCTCGGTGACGGTGGTCATCCTCTCGCGCGACGGCGAGCGTATCGTGACGGTGCGCAACAAGGATGCCTCCTACTGTCGCTTCGAAGCTGCATCGAGCACCCATAGCGGCAAGCCGGAGCATGTGTTCTATGGCGACTGGCGCTTGGGCTTCCTCGACGAGTCGAAGATAGAGGCAATCCCTTTACTCGACTACTGGGACCCATTAGGAGACCTCATGGTGCGCATGGGTGCTGAACCCGACCCGCAGACGGGTCTGCGACGCAAGCCTACAAAAGACCGCAAATTCGCCATCGTGAGCCGCATGGCAACGCCGGGCACGCAGACATACCCCGTGCCTTACTACTCGTCGATATTCCGCGACACGTGGTTCGACATCTATCGTCTGATAGGCATCGGCAAACGCTACATGATTAAGAACACGTCGGCTCCAAGGGTGCAGATTGAGGTGCACGACGACTACTGGGATAACGTGTGCGACAACGAGATGATCTCTGACGAGCAGAAGCGCCGAGAGCGCAAGGAGCAGGAGAAGCAGAACATCATCGACTTCGTGACGGGCATCGAGAACGCCGGCAAGGCGATGATCAGCGGCTACTACGTAGACCCCAACGGCAAGGAGAACCGCATGGTGCGCATTGTACCGCTCAACGATGCCTCGAAGAAGGAGGGCGGCAACTGGAGCGACGACATGTCGGAGGCCTCGAACGCTCTGTGCTTCGCCTTCGGCATTCACCCGAACCTGGTGGGTGCCACGCCCGGCAAGAGCCAGATGAACAACTCGGGTTCCGACAAGCGCGAACTCTTTACGCTGAAGCAGGCTATCGAGAAGCCTTGCCACGACGTGATGTGCAAGCCGTATCACGTGATACTCCACTACAACAAGTGGCATGAAAAAGCCACTGTTGACGTACCGATGATCGTGCTGACTACGCTCGACGAGAAGCGAGATGCGAAGATGGTGACTGGCAATAGCAATCAAAACTCAAAATTCAAAACTCAAAATTCAATATGATAGCAATATTAAAAGAAGATTTTGAACGCTCACTGCCAGTGGGCGCATCAGCACACGACGAGGTATTCGAGGCAGTGTACCCTGCCATAGAAGCAGCACTCAACAATTACTACGACATGCTGCTCGGCGAGCCTGGTGCTCAGCGAGTTGAGAGCGGTGACGAGAACGACCCGTTAAAGTACTACTTTAAGATGTTGGTGTGCGTAGATGCCTTCCTCTCGGTGCTCAGACAGCTCGACCTCGTGCTCACTTCTACAGGCTTCGGCATAGTATCGAACGACACTGTATCGCCGGCTTCGAAGCAGCGTGTTGATGCCCTTGAGGGTCAGCTGCGCACTGCTTTGTGCCGTGCGCGTGCTATGGTGGTACAGCAGCTGCGCTCTGAGGAGTGGGGCGTGACTGAGCAGGCGCAGAACTTCGTGCGCCACATATACACGGAGCACTACTTCTTCTTTGCACAAGGCATCCCAAGCCGGTCGTACAAGGAGTGGGAGGCTATGCAAGTGGCTATCAGCGAAGCTGAGGAGCAGCTGCGCGTGCGCTTCTCCGACGAGCAGATAGACGATGTGCTGAAGGCTTATCGATGCAAGGACAAAAAGGACATGGCAGAGTACGGAGGGTTCGTTCAGCTGGCGCGCGACTTCGTCGACCTCTGGGCTGCCGACGGTGACGGAGCACTGCACTCCGCTCTCTTCCGACGCATGGAGCGCCTCGTTGAGGGCTGTCCGGAGGCATTCTGCATTTACCCCACTACAACGGCGTACAGCTCGGCACACATGCTGACGTTCAGCAACAAAAAAGAATCTTTAGCATTTCTCTTCAATGGATAAAATAGAACTCACATGCCCCAAGTCGTGGAGCGAGCTGACACAAGAGCAGCTACGCTACACCTTCTTTCTGCTTTCCACCTTCGCCGACAAGGTGATGGTGAAGACATATATGTTCGTGCGCTTCACTGGTATCAACGTCATCAAGAAGAACCGCTTCGGATGGCAGTGTGTCTACCAGCCCGAGGGTGAGAAGCGCAAACGAGTATTCTATCTGCAGCTATGGCAGATACGCTCGTTCCTGGAGCAGCTCGCTTGGGTGGACAGCATAGAGCAAATGGATAATAGGTTGGATGTTGTCCAGGGACTCGAAGCTGTCCATCCATTGCTGCAGGAGGACACCGAGCACCATCGCATCATAACCTTCGAGGAATACCTCTGCATGGAGAAGTACTACCAACGCTTTCACTCTACGGGCAATGATGACGCTATCGATGTGCTCGCCTCTTTCCTCTACCGCAATCCCGACTTCTCGCGACCAGCAGAACTGACACTAACACCTGCGGAGCGCCTTGCCACGCTCGCATGGTTTGCGCACGTTAAGGTCGTCATGTCTCACGCCTTTCCCCACTTCTTTCGCCGTACGGAGAGCGACGACGACATCTCCGAGCTGTCGATGCTGCAGTCGTTCAATGTGCAGCTGCGTGCTCTCACCGACGGCGATGTGACAAAGGAGACACTTGTGAAGCAGACAGACTGCTGGCGTGCTCTTACTGAGCTCGAAGCCAAAGCGCGTGAGGCTGAGGAGTTCAAACGCAAATATCCTAAGCTAACAAGTTAATATACGTGATATATGAAAGACTTATTTCCGGCTCTCGACTACTTCACTCAACTCGCGAAGAGCAACCGCCTCGCCACCGAGCACGACTTCCACCCATGCCTTTGCTCTGGTCCCGACTCGATACAAGGTGTTATGGACTCGTTCCGCAAGCACAAAAACTTCATCATGGTCGACGACACTACATCGCAGCAGACCTTCAGCAACGGCGTGGGCTATTTCCGACGCGATGTCTACACCGTCTTCATCGTAGCTCACTACCGCTACGACGACATGGCGGAGCGCGAGCAGAAGTTGAACCTCTGCCGCCAGTTGTTCCGACAGTTTCATTCCCGACTGCTGCACGATCGCGACGGACTCGGCGACGAGCGTCTGACATACTTGCAGCTGAACAACATCTACTCTACTGAGCTCGGTCGCTACGCCATGAATGGCGTGACGGGACTCTACTTCATGGTGCAGAACGAACAACCTATAGATATTAGTTATGAGCAGTCAGACTGGACTTAAACCGAACATGACCGACGCCGAGCACCAGAAGTGGCTTGAGGGTTGGAGCGAGTTTATGGTTAAGATGTGGCGCGAGCGTATGATGCAGTTCGCGCCACCAGTTTACGATACCGGTGCTTTGTCGCGCTCCGTGCAGGGTGTCATACATCCTGGCCCGGTGACATCGATAGAGCACCGCTTTTTGGAGTATGGCATCTATGTGGCGCGTGGTGTCGGCAACGGCTACAGCCATAACAACGGTGGCGACCTGGCATTCCTGAAGGACTGGAAGACAAACCCACACCACCGGCAGAAACGCGACTGGTTCTCAAAGAAGTATATGTACTCGCTACACCGTCTCAACGAGTTCGAGGCTGCTTACTACGGCACTACATACAATGGTCTCGTGTCATCGTTCCTACGTCAGCTCTTCACTGGTGGGTCAAGCACCATTGACCGCGCGGTAGCGCAGCTGTAGTGCTTTTCTCGTTTTTTTATTCTCGCCTCCATCGCCTTATCTTTGTATCATAAAAATAACATCAGAGTAATATGTCAACAAATAACGATAGCCTACGCAAAGACTTGGAGCAGATACGCGATGAGCGTGCTACTCATGCTAACACCGCACAACGCATCGGCAATGCGCTGCTGGGGCTGTTGCAGGTCGTTGAGCAGAAGCTGGACCTAAGCCGTTTTCTGCGACGCGACATTGACGACAAGGCAGAGGGGCATATACGCTTCGTGCGCGGACTATCTGTAGGTTCTGGTACACACGGCATGGCTCAAGATGGCTCAGCAGTACTGAGTAAACTCAGATCAATGCTTTACAGCACCGAATCACAGTCGGGCTTCGGCTTGGTAGACCGCGGTGACGGTAAGTATCGCCTTGACATCACCGACCTTATGGTGTGGGGTAAAGCCATTTTCAACGAGCTGGAGGTGCGCAAGCTCTCATACGTTGGTGGCAATATCTACCTCAGTGGTGCTGGTAGCAAGATTGTGGCTGTGCAAGCTATCTATGACCTTCAACGCAACCTCACCGGGTGGAAGTGTTTCTTACTCGCAGACGACGGCACAACGGCTACTCAGAACTATTGGAAGATTGGCGACCAAGCACGCTGCCAGACTTTCGACATTAAGCCTGGTGTGTACGAGGGCAAACAGAACCACCTCTACTGGCGCATTGTAACAGAGGTGAGCACCGAGGCTGAAGTGGTGACTAATGGTATGGGTGATGTGCTCTATGATGGCAAGTTGTTTAATTGGATCGTGCTCGCCAAAGGTAACTGCGCGGAGGGTAGCGATGAGCCAACTGCAGGAGATACCATTGTGCTTGACGGCTGCCAAGACCCTGCAAAGATGGATCGTCAAGGCGTGCTTATGTTAGAGACTACTGGACCTGACACGCCACGCATCGTTGCTTACAAGGGTGTCAATAGCTACACGCATGATGGCAGAGAGGTGTTCTGTCTGTCGCCGAATGGCTCGCGCATAACATCTACGTCGTTCGAGTGGATATCGTCATCTGGCCAGACTATACACATGGTGAACTACCGCGGCGAATGGCAGCATGGCACTACTTACGACTATTACGACCAGGTGAACCACAACAACGCTGTGTGGCTCTGCACTAACGAGAGCGGTACTACAGCTGAGCCGGTAAACGGCTCGGCGGACTGGCTGAAACAAATCGAAGGTGAGAAGGGTGAGAAGGGAGATCCTGGCGAGGATGGCTTGGCGTATCAAATAGTGATAACGAGTAGTTCGGGCACGGTGATGATTAACGGCACCGGGCAGTTGACTCTCGAAGCTAAGCTGTTACGCAACGGCGAGGACATAAGCGACACCATAAGCGATAGTGCGTGGTCGTGGCGAAGGCAATCGGCAGATACGGCAGATGATACAACGTGGAATACTCTGCATGAGGGTATCGGTAGAGTCTGCGTTGTGAGTAGTGATGATGTCGTAAGGCAGGCGCAGTTTGAATGTGAGGTTTTAATTTAGATTTCATTTTTAACGATTTATATAGATATTATTAATTTAAACAAACAAGAAATTATGGCAAAAGTATTAGCGAATGGTCAAATCACGATTGTTGACCTTAACGACGGCAAAGCCGTTCAGTGTTTCACGCAAGCTTCGCAGGGTCAGACTCAGATCTTCACGCCCGATACTGGTGTGTACACTCCAAACTACTCGACAAGTGCACCTAACGTCATCACAGCTCGTGTGTATGTGACGGGTAGCTCGACCGACCAAGCTCCGACAGCAGCTTGTACCAATTGGAAGTGGACTATAGACGGCGCAGCAGCGACACCAGTGCAGGGCAAGTCGTATCAGCTCAACATCGTCAGCAACATTGCGAAGAATGGCAGCGTGAAGAATATCGAGTGGGCATGTACCTATACCGACCCCGAGACCAAAGCTACCACAGAGTGCAGAGGCTATCTGACTATCAGCTTGGCTAAGTCGGGTGGTGCTTTACAGACGGTGCAGATAGAGACTCCTGACGGCAACACCTTCGACTCTACAAATAGTTCCAAGCCATTGCGTGCTGTGGCTAAATTCTTCCGCGGCTCTGTGCAGGACACTACAATGACAAGCATGACGTGGGAGGTGCTCAATATTAGTGCTGGCACCTGGGGTGCAGTAGCTGCTGGCAACGTCACTACATCGGGTGGTGTGAGCACGCTGAATGTGAATGCCGACGATGTGCTGAACTTCCAGACATTCCGCTGCACGGTGAAGGATGGTGCTGATACTGCTAACGCCATTGTCACATTCTTCGATGCCAGCGACCCTTATGTCGTAGAGGTTTACTCACTCACTGGCAACAAAATCGTCAATGGTGCTCAGTCTACAGAGCTGTTCGCACGTCTATGGAAAGATGGTCAGGTGGTCGAAGACGGCACAGCTGTTAAGGTTGACAGCACTCACACCTGCAAATATCAGTACAAGTGGACTAAGTACAACTCGAACGGCGTAGCAACAAACTGGAGCGGCACATCAAGTCCAGTGAATGCGTCAACAAAACCGTATGTCACGGTGGCGAACGCAGATGTGGCAGTGAGAGGTACATTTACTTGTGAGGTGTCTAAATAGGGCACCTCACCCTATTTTCTAAAAACAAAGAGATATGGCAACAATACTTGCACGTGGCTGGATAACCATTGTGGCTGTGAAAGATGGCGACAAGGGCGATAAAGGTGATAAGGGTGACAAAGGTGATAAGGGAACAGCTGGCACTGATGCTTACACTGTTGAGCTGCAAGGTGCACCTATCACCATCTCTACTTCTGATGACGGAGTACCGTCCGGCACAACATCGGGCGGCATCAACACCTATGGTTATGCTACAGTAGTGTGCCGCAAGGGTGGTGCCGTCGTGAGCGCAAGTTCTATTACTGTCAAAACGCCTGTTAACTGCACGGCAAGTGTATCAGGCACATCGGTGCGTATCAACTCCATACGCACATACAGCACCGGTAGCAATACTATGTACTACACCGATGGCTATGTCGATGTGTCGGTGGTGGTGGGTGGCAAGACGTTCGTCGTGCGCCTGACGTGGCACTTAGACTACACCAAGTATTTCGGTGGACTAAAGGCAGATGCGAAGAAGATGGAGTCGAAGTACACAGAACTGACGAATAAGGTAGACGGTATGCCGCTACAAACAAGCTCTGCACTACAACAATACTTTTCCGAGATCCTGCAGTCAGCACGCGAGATATCTCTGAAGGTGGGCTACACTCTTGCTGAGCGACGCAACCTGCTCGTTGGCTCGTTGTTCCGCAAGCAAGGCGAAGGCTGCTATCTTGTTAGGTCTAAGATATATTGCACGTCGGCGCATGAGGGTGCCAATGTAGTATTCGCGCCCGATGCCAAGGTAGGCGGTGCACGATGGGGTGAAGCATCGAACTCTCGCAACATACACGTCACTAAGGGCAAGACGTACACGCTGGCTTTCTGGGCACGCACGAAGTCTGCCAAAGTGGAAATTACGGGAGAGGTGGTGTGGCACAGCTCGGCAACCGACACGTCACGACTAAGTGGATATGCCGGTCCGAATGGTAGTGCGAATTTAGGAGGAGCAACGATAACGCCAAGCAACGGATGGTATCTCTACCAGCGCACATTCACTGTGGCAGCGAACGCCCCTTATGAGTGGATTTCCGTGGCGTGCGTGAAAGTGGAGGCATCTACTGCGAATCAGCAGGTGTACATCGCCCACCCTATCCTCATAGAGGGTACGGCGGAGGACTTTGTAGGTTGGAGTGCTTCGCCCAATGATTACAACTACATCGGAGGCAACCTGCTCGACAATACACGCACGTTCGCCAAAGCCGGCAATCTGATGTGCTTGGATGCCTCGGTAGTCACTAACGAGTCGTACAACAATGGATGCTCGGTAATATATGCCAACGCTGCTTCCAAATACATTGAGATGGCGCAGTGGAGCGTGAATACCATCATCAAAAAAGATGAGGACTACATACTCTCCTTTATGGCAAAAGGTAGTGGCAACATCGACGCATACATATGGAGTGGCTCTAATCTAAGCATATTCGCCGAGGATAGCGAGCGCGATACAACAACGAGCAACGCCGACGGCGGACGTCGCTTCTATATCACAAGCGAGTGGAAGCGTTATTGGGTACACTGGCGTTCGGATGGCACTGGCATACCTAACTATGTCCTCATCCGTTGTATACAAGGTGGAAAGGCGTGGGTGACAATGCCGAAGTTAGAGGTGGGTGCAACGCCTACCGACTGGATAGAGTCGGCAAACGGCTATGTGGAAGACAGCGGCATTGTCGCAAAGCTACTGCGCACTGGCTTCGACATCGAGAACGGCAAGATAACGGCAACGGCAGATAAGTTCGAGATACGCAACAACAGCGGCGAGGTGACGGCGAGCGTGAACGAGAATGGACAGCTGGATGTCAATGAAGGTCTGTTTAAGGGATTTGTGTGTAAGAAGCTAACAAGAATAACATCGGCAAACTTACATAAATACATCTTAAATCAATATGTCGGTGAAGGACATATAAGCTTTGACTTTACAAAAACGGGTAGTTTTATAGAAATTGTTGATGGTAGTTCTTTCGGTGCAACGCCAGTAATAGTGTTACCGTTTTATTCATCAGACAAGAAACATACGTTCGCAGCCCTAAGTGCAAAAGACGTTAGAGACGTGCTGCCATACTACGGTCAGGATATCATCATTATCAACAGAAGCGGAAAGGCGTTCGATATGATAGGTGGCTATTTGCAAGATAACACCTCCGGTTCACCGCAGAACGTTATATACAACAATACGGCTGTCATATTAACATGCGGTTGTAGCGGCACCATCTCGAAAGTAGAAGCACAGTGGGTAGGCAGAAAGCTATTGGGCTTCAATGGAGTATATGATGTGTTGGCAGGTGGCAAGGCATCCGACGAGCTAACAGACGGAGAGACAACAACGCTGAGTTCTGAGGACGAGCCAACAGAAGTTAACGACTTAAAAACATAAATCATGGAAGTAAAAGTAAAGAGAATAGCACGACGTGACACCTACACTATAGGTAAGATGTACGTCGACGGCGCATACGTCTGCGACACGCTCGAAGACAAGGACAGAGGGCTGACCTCGATGATGAGCGTTGCGCAGATATGCGGAGTTAAAATCAAGGGCGAAACCGCCATCCCGACGGGCAGATACCTCGTAGATATGAAGACGGTGTCGCCGAGGTTCGGAGGTCGGGCGCAGTACCAGTTCTGCAAAGGCAGACTGCCGCGACTGTGCAATACGCCCGGCTACCAAGGTGTGCTGATACACTGTGGCAACACCGCGAAGGACACGGAGGGCTGCATTCTCGTCGGAGAAAACAAGGCGGTCGGTCAGGTGCTGAACTCAACGGCGACGTTCCGTAAGGTGTACACAAAGCTGAAAGCTGCGGACGAGAGAGGCGAGCAGATTTGGATAACAATAGAGTAAGGAGGTGCAGATGGATATGGTTTTACAGATACTCTCGCTGCTTGTAAGCGGCGGTATCGTCGGACAGCTGCTCTACTATAACTCGCGGAAGCGCAAAGAGGCAGCTGCAGCACAAAAGGAGGAGGACGCTAACGCCCTCGCTTACGCCCAGGAGTGGCGCAACCTCTACACCCACGAACACGAGGAGCACATGGAGGAGCGCACAAGACTCAACAACAAAATCGACTCTCTCTATGATGACATTGGCAAACAACGAGATCTCATCAGAGAACTGCGTGCTGAAAAGCACGACTTGCTCCTCCGTATGCACGAACTACAATGGAACGAGTGTACCGTGAACGGATGTATGAAGCGCAAACCGCCAAGAGACTACGGCAAGGCGGAAACAGACTAATAACCCTTTTATAACATTATGAATACATTAGATAAATTGTTAGAAATATTGTGCGGTGCGCTGTTAGGTTTATTATCCGGCGCATTAGGTTTGTTAGCCTGCGTAATGCTGACACTATTGTGCGGATGCTCTACACCGCAGCCAGTGGTTGTAGAGCGAGTGGTCGTTAAGACTGATACACTCTATAAGGCGAGGACGAGTGCTGACACGTTTCGGCTGCACGACTCGGTGTATGTTGAACACTACACTCGTGGTGATACAGTGTATAGCCAGAAGAGCGTGTGGCGATGGCGTGACCGCATAAGCGTGAAGACCGACACTATATATAAAGCAATGCTCCAGACCGACACAACACGTCTTCCCATACCAGTGGAGCGCAAGCTATCGACGTGGGAGCGCACGCAGATGCGCGTCGGGCAGTTTACTATCGGCGCGGTGGTGCTTGTCGTTCTGTCGCTGTTGTTGTGGCTGATACATCGCCGACGATGATGCTCCACCGCGCATACCAAAATATTTTGGCTCCAGACTTTGCAGTCTCAAATATTTTGCGTATATTTGCGGTATAACCAATTAAATCGTCTACAATATGTTAGCAATACTTATTTTCAGCTGGATAGTATCAGTCCTTTTTGTAGTCTTTGCAGAAAGAAATAACGGCTATTCTTCATCGTTAACTCACGACCAAAAAATTGCAAGACTTAGAGAAAAAAGACGCAGAATAGAACAAAAAATGGCTGATAGGGCTGCAAAGCAAAAAGAAAAGGACCGCATATGGAGGGAGCTTATGGGCTTTGCAAAAGAAGAAGAAAAAAAAGAAATTAATAAAGACAATCTATAATATCGTATTTTTTCAGGGCTTATATAAATGCTACTTTTGGTTCACAAACCAAAAGTAGCATTTTTTATGGCAACAACTCAAACTTTCGAGACCATCGTCACGCTTAATGCACAACAAGCAAAGGACGAGATGGCAGCACTAAAGAAAAACCTCGATGATCTAAAGCAGAAGAAAGCCGAGGCTCTCAAAGATTCCGGCACGTCCGTAAATGATATCAAGCAGATAAATAAAGAGATACGAAAAGCAGAAGATCATGTAAATGCGTACAGATCGAGGGTTAGCGATACAATAAATACGCTTCAAAATCTTTCGACGGCTTCTATCGGCGAGATCGAAAAGGTATCACGTGTGCTCAAGCAGCAGATGAAGTCGGCAACAAATCCTGAGGACTACAAGCGACTTGAAGAACACCTTGAGAGATGCAAGGCACGCATTAACGAACTAAAGCAGCCTATATCGGCTACTCTCAGCCAATACAATACGGCTATAGCTGAAGCAACACGGCGAGCTGAGAATTTTGAGCAGGAGAACGCTCTGATAGACCGTACTCTAAAAAACATCAGCGGTTCGACTGCGCTTGAATTGGAGACATCGCTTAAACTCGTAAACGAGCAACTCGTCAATACGCATCGAGGTACCGAAGAGTATCGCGAGCTGACAGAAAAGGCGAAATTGCTAAAAAAAGAAATAGCAGCCGTCGGTGCTGAGCAAGATTTGACAAAAAGCAAGTGGTCGAAATTCGTCAATATCTTTAACACCAATTGGGGGGCCATAACTCAAGGCCTTGCAGCTGTCACTGGCTTATCTGCGACTGTACGCGACTGCACCAATAAATACGCCGCGATGAACCAGGAGATGTTCAACGTCACTAAGTATACGGGGCAGGCCATCGGGGAGGTTGAAGAGATGAACGAGAGTTTTAAGAAGATGAACACCCGTACAGCGCGCGGTGAACTGAACAGACTTGCTCAAGATGCAGGTAGGCTTGGCATCACCAATAGAGAAATGATTGAGGAGTTTGTCGACGGTTCCGACAAAATCAATGTAGCGCTTGGCGACGACCTCGGCGATGACGCTGTTGCCAAGATTGGCAAATTGGCGCAGATGTTTGGCGAGGACAAGACGAAGGGCTTGCGTGGTGCTATGCTTGCCACGGGTTCTGCTGTCAACGATCTTGCGCAGTCGTCTTCAGCTAATGCCGGTTACATCGTTGACTTCACTGCCGACTTGTCTGGTGTTGCCCGTCAGGCAGGCATGACACAAGCGCAAATCATGGGTCTTGCTTCGGCACTCGACCAAAATATGCAAGACGAAGCGACATCTTCTACCGTCTTCTCACAACTTATCACTAAGATGTTCCAGGAGCCGATGAAGTTTGCAAAGTTGGCTGGCGTAGAGGTGAGCACATTCACGACCATGCTGAAGACAGATGCGAATGGCGCATTATTAGAGTTCCTGCAGGCAATGTCTAATCGCGGTGGCTTTGACCAATTGGCACCAATGTTCTCGCAAATGGGACTTGAGGGTACACGTGCTGTGGGCGTTCTATCATCAGTGGCTTCTAATCTTGATCAAGTGCGAGAGGCGCAGGCTACAGCTACGAAGTCATACAAAGATGGTACAAGCGTTCTCAATGAGTTCAATGTGCAGAACAATACTGTGCAGGCAGGTCTCGATAAAGCGAAAAAACAATTTGATGACATGTGCATCGAACTCGGCGAAAAACTGATGCCCATTGCTAAATATAGCGTATCGCTAACTTCAATGGGCATAAAAACCTTGTACGTTCTTATAGAATACGTATCAAAACACATCGTTGTTTTGGCTGCACTCGCAACAACCATGCTGGTCTATAACAACGTCCTCACTGCTACGATGATAAAGGAGAAAGCATGGATGGTGATTCGAAACACAAGCAATGCCCTAAATGTTGCATTAACAGCTTCTACAAACCTTTTTAAATCAGCTCTTTTGGCACTTGAGCTAACGTATAAGAGATTAAGATATGGTGTAGAAGCGTACAGACTGGCTATGGAGAAGGCAAAACTTGCGAGTATCACCAACCCATGGGCAGCCCTTGCCACGGTTCTTACCGTTGTTGGTGTTGCAGTGTATTCAGCGGTTAAAGCTTGGCAAGCGCACAAAAAGGCTGTACATGACAACCTACAAAGCGTTAAAGAAGCCAACGCAATAAAAAAGCAGCAGGAAGCCATCAACAAGCGAGTAGCAGAGAGCTACATCGACGAGAAGACTCGCGTGCAGCAGCTTACTAAGATAATCCGTTCAAACGCATTCTCTATCGGAGAGCGACGGAGTGCTATTGCCGAACTGCAAAAAATAATTCCGGACTACCATGCTTCAATCTCCAAAGAGGGCAAACTATTTAATGAGAATACAAATGCCATCAATGACTACATCAAAAAGCTTGACCAGGCTGCTATGGCAGAAGCCATCTACGAGCAGAAGAAAGAAATAGCAAAGAAAAGGCTTGAGCTAAAACAGACGGTGAGACGCAAGGTGAATAATATTAAGCATGTTAATGCAGAGATAGAAGCTCACCCCGAAGCATATAAGTCACAAGGTACCTATGTATTGCGTGATAGTTTTTCAGGCAAAATAGAAAAAAAAGGAGATGTAAACCATAAATTGCAAAACAAACTTGACGAACGCGCTGTACATGAAAAGGCCCTCAAGGCGGCACAAAGCGAGTTACGTATCTTGGATGCCCGAAAACGCGAACTTGACAAGCTCATAAATTCTGACGAGGGCTTACGCAAAGCGTTCGCCGATCTAACCATAAATGGCGGTGGCAATGGCAGCAATGGCGGCAATGGCGGTGGTAATGGCGGTGGTAATGGCGGTAATGGTGGCAATGGTGGTGGCAACAGCAATACCACTAAGACAGACCCAAAGAAAGAGAAGTACGACAAAGAGAGCTCTGCACTCAAGCATACGCTTGACACCGATGAACTGGCTCTCAAGCAGCAGCTCGAACGTAAAGAGATAGACGAAGACGAGTATGCTAAGCGAATGTATGAGAAGAAACAGCAGTATTATGTTAAGCTTGTAGACCTTCAAACAAAGTACGACCAGGACACAACACAAACACAGCAATCGATGGTAGATGCAGCTATCGCCGAGAGCAAACGACTTGCTGATGTTCAGGAGCGACAGATGACCGAGAGCCTTGACGCAAAGACGCGTGCATACAACACAGAACAAATGTCTCTTCTCCAGCAACGCACACAAGGGTTGTTGACCGAAAAGGAATATAACGAGAAGCTAAAAGAGGCAGAGATACAATATCATCGAGACCGTCTCGCCATCATTCAGGAGCACGGAGGCGATGAATACGACGAACAGAAGTGGTTACTCGACAAAGAACTGGAGTCCGTACGCCAAAATGAAGAGGATAAGAAGAACGCACAAATGAAGGTACTCGAGGCGCAATATGACAACGCAAACAGTGCGAGTGGCCAAATGGCAGCTGTGCAAGCCATGTACGAACAACAGCTCATTACCTACGAGCAGTACCAGGAACGCATGACGGAGATAGCGCGAAACAAAGAAGAGGCACGCAAGGCTATCATGCAGCAGGCTTTCAATACGGTGAACACTATGTTGTCGGCAGCATCGTCATACTCGCAAGCGTGCTCAGATCTCGAAACGGCTCGCATCAATGCCAACTACGATAAACAGATAGAAGCTGCAGGCAACAACTCTGCAAAGAGAAAAAAACTTGAAGAGAAACGTGACAAAGAACTTGCTGCGGCCAAGAAAAAGGCTAACAAGCGAGCTATGGTTATACAGTTAGCTCAGGCTGTTGCATCAACAGCGATGGCTGCTATCAATGCCTATAGCTCCGCTGCGCAAGTTCCTTTCGTTGGTTATATTCTCGCCCCTATAGCTGCTGCTACAGCTGTTGCTGCTGGTATGCTACAAATCGCCACTATCAAAAAGCAGCAGCAAGCGCAGGAGGCTGGCTACTACGAGGGTGGCTTTACGGGCGGTTCAAGCTATCGACGCAAGGCTGGCATCGTGCACGAGGGCGAGTTCGTAGCTAACCACAATGCGGTGAACAACCCGCAGGTTCTGCCAGCTCTGCAGCTCATCGACGAGGCGCAGCGCAATAATACGGTCGGTTCGCTTACTGCAGCTGACATATCGCGCTCGCTCGGCCAGGGCGGTGCTACGGTGGTGTCTGCGCCATCGGTGACGGTCAACACCGACAACTCGGAGCTCAACGCCACACTCGGCGAAGCTCGCGATGTTATCGACCAACTATCGCTGGTGCTCGCGCAGGGCATACATGCCAAATGCTACATCGATGGCGAAGACGGCATTGCCAAGAACCTCGATCACTACAAAAAACTTAATTCACGCACATGATAAAGAAGTTATAATATGATATACTGCACATTAGATGGCAAGGTCGCCTATCCATCATCCTCAGAGAAGATAAAAATCACGTTGAACAACCCATACGTCCAAGACTCCGGCACGTACACGTACGACATCTCATTCCCGATGTCGATACACCAAAATGCTGTTGTCTTCAATAATATCCACCGCCTCGATGTCAGAAAACGCATATCGTCATTCGAGACCTGCGAACTCTACGCTGACAACAAACTTATAATATCCGGTAAAGGCACCGTCACGTCTGTCAACAATACTACCGTAAAGCTGCAAATCGTTGGCGGTGCTTCACGCATCAAGTTTAACTCGAAGTTCGAGAAGCATTTTATAGACGAGATTGACTATCCATCACTCTACATTACAAAGGGCATAAATCGCTCGCACTATGATAAAGTGGGCATTAATAAAGTTCCCGTGAAAAGGGAATTCGGTACTTTGATGATAGATCTTACCGACTATAATATGGTTGGTACTCCTGGCGTAGTCGCTTTTAATCCAATATTCGACGAGAAGACTGGCTATACATCAAATAATATCCTCAAATTCAAAGTGAAAAAATTCACTATAAATAACATTACGTACAAGGACAAGAGCATGGCACTTATGACATACTTAGCCGTGCAGCCTTACTTGTTTTACGTATTGAAACAAGTGCTCCAATACGAGGGCTATACACTCATACGCAATGATTTTGACTGCGAGCCATGGAATCGACTTATAGTCGCTTCTGCTCGTCGTACGGCTCTTATTAAACGTTCCCTGCCGCATTGGTCAGTTTACACCTTTATCGAGGAGGTGCAAAAATTGCTGAATGCCAGGTTTATTTTCGACGAAGTGAAGAAAACCGTTAGCATTCTGCCTTTCGATGAGGTGAATTCGAACTCTGCCATCACTTATGAGTGTCTCGACGAGTTTTCTTCAGAATATGATGAAGATGGGGTGAAATACCTTTCGACATCGAATATCGAGTACGAATTTGACCAATCTACAGCACGAGACTGGCGAGACTGCATACCTATTTCTGTTTTCCGGGAGTTTACTACAAAAGAATACCCTTCGGTTGACGATATGCTTACTGCAGCTAATAAGATGATGACCAAAGAACGCCGAACTACCATTTTTAAAGTCGGATGCGACTATTATGTTTGGGCTATTCTCTCAGATAAAACGGGGTCATTAGAACCCATAGGAAAACCAGGTTCGGCAATAAACACAGAGCAATGCGTACTCTGCGGTTTATTTAATCCGGTCATTCGTGATACAGAGAGTGATGATAGTATAGCATTAAAAATAAGTCCTGCAGCTATCGTTGAGGGTAAGGTTGACGCAAGACCCTCCCCCTATTCTCAGATAAGTGGCATTCACGTGTGCTTGGCTTCCGTACCGAACACCAATGACTTTTCTCTCGACAAAACTTCATCTTCTGACGACGACACTTACATTTCCGTACAAGATGCAATGGAGGGCAGCGATATAGAGAGCAACGACGCAGAGCCTGATGAAGGTCAGCTCCCCGTGATGTTCCAGGGTGTGAACGTGGTAAATATTGTGAAACGACAGACATGTTCGTATTCGTCAAGACTTGAAAACGAGGATACCCTTGCAAGGTTTCCAACGACACTCACTGACTATCGACGTTTCCCAGACTGGGTCGGCAGCGGTGAAACAGCTTCCCTTTCCCTCAATATTTTGCCTCGCCGAGGCTATCGCGACGAGGAAGGCAAGTGGCATTTCGGTAGCTGGGGAGCAGGGCCTGCGGTGGGGTATGATACAAAAATAAATATCGACACCCATAACCTCCACAATATCAAGTTCATCTCTGATGAAATTCCCGACCCCTCAAAGATCTACATCTTCCGAAACCAAAAGTTTATCTGCCAAAAGATAGAAGTAGAGGTGGCTGATGGTAGCGTAAACCGCGTGAAGACCGGCTACTTCTACAAGTGTTTATAAGTCGCCAACAAAGTGCTTTGTACTCTCGTGTGCCACTTTCGGACTCTTCAGATACCTATTGGTAACAGATATGTCCGAGTGTCGCGCTTGGTCGCGAGCTACGACAATGCCTTCGGCGTTGGCGAGGTCGCGAATTCCGGAGTCCTTCAGACTATAGAACTGGTACGAGCTTGGGAAGCCAAGAGCCTTCCTCACTCGTACCCATTCTTGCCTGAAGCGGTTGACGGCTATCTGTTCGCGGCTCGGCTGAAGGTTCTTGCCGAATAGATATTCTTGTGACGGGTGGTTGAATATCCCCTGGTCGATCATTACCTTCAGTAATGTGTCGTTGAGTGCTACCGCCTGCTCCTTACCGTTCTTCGCTACCTCTGCAGGTATCGTTATGCACTGCTCCTTTATTGATATGTCGCCTATCTTGATGTGACGCAGCTCTTCTGGTCTGATAAAGGTGTAATACTCCATCAGGCAGGCGAGGTAGAACGCCGGACGCTTCTCCTTTGTGTACTCCTTCAATCTCCGCAGATCCTCGGGCTTGATGCTGTCGCGGAACTTCTCGGTCTCCTTCATCATCTTGATACTCTCAACGAAGTTCTCAGTGATGTACTGCCTATCCACAAGCCACGTGGCGAAGGTTGACAGCCATGTGCGATAGTTGTTGCGAGTCGTGGCAGACCGCTCCTTGTCGAACACAATGTAGTCAAGAAAATCAATGACAAGGAGTCGGTCAAACTGGTGTACGTACTTTATGCAGGTCTTTGCCTCGTCGATGTAGGAGAGCAATACCGCCAAACGGCTGCGATAATCAGTAGCCGTCTTCGCCTTTATCATACTCTTCTTCTCAGCCACCTTCAGATAATCAGTGTAGCGCTTCACCACGGCTTCCCATGTCGTGTAGCTACGTGCCTTATCATTATTGACGAATGGGTTCCAGCCGGCTGTGAGCTGCTGTGTGAGGTTGGTGATGAGCACGGTGGCGATGTGCTTACGCTCCTTTAGCTTGTAGCCATCGAGCATATATTTCTTGCGGCGAAGCCCGTCAATAATGGGGTCATAAGCATAAAAGTCTACATACCAGTGTTTGCCAGTATGTAACCGCGGAAGAGTATATCCTACTATATCTCTTACAGATAAAAGTTTTTTCGCAGAAGTGTACAT